AATAATACTGAAGGCAACATAGTTACAAATCATGAAGGTAATGTAAACCATAATTATACTGGCGACTTTGTAGAACAAACAACTGGTCATAGAGTAAGCATTATTAATGGTGAATATGGTGTTAACGTTCAAAAAGGAAATATGGACGTTCAAGTTACCGATGCAAAATATAGATTAAAAGCAGCTAAAGAAATTTTAATTGATAGTGATACTAGTATTACATTACAGGTTGGAAGTTCTACGATTGTTATTACATCTGATACAATAACAGCCACTGTTGGTGGTATTAATGGTAAGGGTATTTCAATTAAGAGTGATGGTGTTAGAATTACTAAGGATGTTCATGTTGGTGTAACTACGGTTTCTTCAAGTATCACATCACCAATCTCGCCAAAAACAAAGTTTATTTAAGAAAGTAGAAAATGTCAACAAGAGCTGATAGATTCACGCAGGTAAACAAAAAGCAGGAAACATTTTCTGACTTTTTAAATAACTTTGACAAAAATCCTGTGACGAGTGCACTTGCAAAGATAGTGAATGAAGAATCTATTAAGCAGTCACTACGTAATTTAATTTTAACAAATGTAGGTGAACGTTTGTTTCAACCTCTTGTTGGTTCAAATGTCAGTCGTTCTTTATTCGAACCTGCTGATGCTGTAACTGCAGACTCATTAATTTATTATATTAAAAATTGTATTGGTCAAAATGAACCAAGAGTATTGTTGAATGATGTTTTTGTGTTTCCCAATTCAGATGGAAACTCCTTTTTAGTAACAATTGTTTTTTCAGTAATAAATAATACAGCACCGATATCATTAGATTTAATTCTTAGAAGAGTAAGATAATGGCAAATAGTTACTTAGATCTTACATCATTAGATTTTGACACATTAAAAACCAATCTCAAAACATATTTGAAATCTCAATCAGTTTTCGTCGACTATGATTTCGAAGGTTCAAATATGAATGTTCTTTTGGATATTCTTTCTTACAATTCTTATTTAAATTCGTTTTATTTAAATATGATTGGATCAGAGTCATTTCTTGATACGGCTCAATTGAGAGAATCTGTAATATCAAGAGCAAAAGAGCTTAATTATGTTCCTGTATCATACAGATCTCCAAAAGCAGTTGTTGATGTATCATTTCAAGTATTGAATAACTCCATTATCGATCGTTTCGAAATACCAAAGGGTACTCAGTTTAGCGGTACTAATGCAAATGGTAATTTCTCTTATGTAACTGACAAACCAAATATTTTAAAATCAGCGGGTAATATATTTTCTTTACATGGTTTAGAGATCTATGAGGGTCAGTATATCAACGAAACATTTATTGTTGATAATTCTATTGAGAGACAACAATTTATATTATCAAATTATAATGTAGATACAGAAAGTATTAATGTTACAGTATCAGAAGACGGTAACATAACTGGTACTGATTACATTCAAACACAGTTTCTTTATGGATTAGATTCCAATAGTGCAGTGTATTTTATACAGGCAGTAAACAATAATTATGAGATAGTATTTGGTGATGGGGTATTTGGTAGAAGACCAGTAAATAACGCAACCATTCTTGTTACATATAGAATAACATCTGGTACAGATGGAGCTAATGTTTCTGATTTTAATATTGATAGAGATTTAGGTGGTTACAATGGTGGGCGTGTAATACCTTCTATTACTGTAAACCTTCCTGGTTCTGCTGGAGCTAACTCAGAACCAATCGAATCTATTCGTTTTAGAGCACCACGTCATTTTCAAACACAAGAACGTGCGATTACAAAAAATGACTATAAAACATTGATACTTGATGAATTCCCTGAAATTAAAACACTTCACGTATATGGTGGTGAGCAGTCAGATATTAGCGGAATTAATTTCGGTAAGGTTTACATATCACCAGTAACAAAAGCTGGTTCTTCATTATCTGATTCAAGGAAAGATGATATTATATCGTTCATTTCTAATAAGATGACTGTTGGATTAACACCAGTAATCATTAACCCTGATTATCTTTATATCAGAAATGATATTACTATTGTATATGATCCAAATAAAACAAATTACACTCCTAACGATATTCAAATATTAGCATCACAATCAATTTCAAACTTTAATGACACATATTTAAAGGATTTCGATATTGCATTTAGATTTTCTCAATTCGTTGATTTATTGCAAAATTTAGATTTGAGTGTTGTTTCTAATTCTGTTGTTCCATCAATTTTCAAATATATTTCACCAACGTTGTTTATCGATACAGCATCTCAGGTAAACTATCATCAAGAAATATTGGCTGGTACTATTTTCAGTAGTAAATTTTTGTTGGCTGATGGTAATACCTATACGTTTACTGATTATAATCCATTCAAAAACACTTTCATCCAGGCACCGAATGGTTCGAATTTTTATGTTCAAAATGCATCAAATATATTGTATTTGAAATTAGACAGTATTAGTAAAGTGTCGTATATTCCGGCTGGAACTATTGATTACAATAATGGAATTATCTCTATTACATCTATTAATGTTGTAGATTTTCTAGATACTCCAGGTATAGCGATATACACAGAAACAGCAGCAGACGATATATTTGCTACAAATAACGATTTAATCGAATTCGATCTTAACTATACCAGTCAAAATATTACGGTCAATACACCATAATGGCAATAGAAAAATTTATCACACCATTCATTGAATCTCAGTTCCCTCAATTTTATAGAGAAGAGGGTCCTAATTTTATTTTATTCGTTAAAGCATACTATGAATGGCTGGAACAACAAGGTAATCCAATTGAAAGAGCTAGAGCATTACCTAGTATACTCGATATTGATGCTACAGAAGAACAGTTTATTAATCACTTTAAATTAACGTATATATCATCGCTCCCAAGTAATATTATAGCGGATAAACGTTTATTAATCAAGCATATTACTGAGCTATATCGTTCAAAAGGTACAAAAAGATCCTATGAATTTCTTTTTAGATTATTGTTTAATGAAGATATTGAATTATACATACCTAACGAACACCTAGCTAGAACATCAGACGCTACTTGGTATGTACCACAGTATATTGAAATATCAGATAGTGAATTTTTACCATATTTAATCGGTAAAAAAATTGTTAGTCCTAATGGTACTGCTGTTGTAGAAAGCTATTTTACTAAACTTGTACAAGGCAAAGTAATCAATGTATTATTGATTTCAGATGTTGTTGGGCGTTTTAAGTTCGATGAAAAAATATACTGTGATGATCTATATGTAAAACGAATTTACCAAAATGGTGATGGCAATCAAATCAATCAAACAGATTATGATGCATTAATGTCATTTAGCGAACTTCAAGCATTAGATCCTACTGTTGATATTCCACCTGACGTTGTAACTGAACAAGAGCAATATAGTTTAATCTTTTTTGATGTAATCAATTCATATGAATATTCTTTATTATCTTCTGATAGACAAATTGATTATTTACCCGCTATTACATTCGATAACGCACCTATTGTATTCGGTTCGCTTTCTGCTATTAGTATTGAAAATGGTGGATTAGGATTTTCGGTTGGTGATTTATTAAATGTTTCTGGATCAGGTTCAGGCGCTGTTGCTAGAGTTGCAGCAACAAGAGCAGAAAATGGTCGAGTTCAATTTAAACTAGTTAATGGTGGATATGGATTCACTAAAAATGCTACCATTGAAGTATCTGGCGGATATGGAACTGGTGCGTCATTTCAAATCGGAGACGTAACAGATAAACAAATTTATAAATTAAATACTGATCCTATTTTAGGTTCTGATTTACAAGAATTAGATTCTGCTGCAGCTGGATTCGATATTCATTTTTCTCCAACAGTTGGTGATATTTCTACTTACACTACAGTTTCTTCTTCTGCTAATGTAATTTCAATGGATGTTAAACAGTATATTGGTAACGTTGCATTTGGTGACACTTTGTCAAATACCAGTTTAGGTATTGGTGGGTTGTATGTTTATAATTCTGATATCAATTCACTACAAATAACTGGCGACTCAGCTGATTTAACCAATATTAATCTTATCCCAAACGTTCGTCTTACTAATGGAAAATCTGGTAGTGATGAAGCTGTTGTTATTATTAATGTTGTATTTCCAATAAAAAATATCACAGCTTCTGCTGATATTTTTGAATCAACTAGTTCTGTCATTACTACACAAAATAATATCGGTTATTTTGTTCCTTCGGCTACGTTAACCATTTCGAAATCAGGTTCTCCTAATTATACATCAACGATTACCAGCACTGTTCGTAATACCACTTGGGGAGCTTTGTTTCCAAAACCAGATGCATTATCAATTAATAGTAATTTAGACACTCCGACAATTGGTGAAATATTAACTTTTGAAGAACTTATAATTGGTAAAATTGCTTATTTGACTAATATCAATCCTGGTATCGGATATGCATTCGCGCCAACGGTAACGATTACTGAACCTGCTATCTATAACTATAAAATTAGAGATCCTATAGATGGAACTATTTGGGGGCATAATGCTACTGTAGTAGCTTCAGCTAGTATTGCTGGTGGTGTAGTAACAGCGATTGAAGTTATTGATTCTGGATTTGGATATATAGGTGACGAGACATTATATTTAAATTCAGCAAATAATCAAGCTTCTGTAACTGGCGCAGCTGTTGTTGACCTTAATGGTGTAGGCGCTGGTTATTGGAAAGATAACAAAAGTTTCTTAAGTGATACTAACATTATCCAAGATAGTAATTATTATCAAACATATTCATATGAAATTATCGCATCCAGAATGTTTTCGACTTATGAAAAAATTGTTAAAGATTTAATTCATCCAGCTGGACTGAAGCTTTTCGGTAAATATAAAGTAAGCGATAAAAAAACTACTGAAACATCATCTGCAGTTGGTTTTGGATTAATAACAAGTGATTACTTTAGAGTTGATAATATAGCTGTTAAGAGTGACGACAATACCGTTACCGTTGATAAATATAATTTAATCTATTAATTAGGATTTAATAAATGTCAAAACAAACAATTTTAGTCGGTAGTGCACCTAATGATGGAACTGGCGATCCACTTCGCGATGCCATGGTTAAAATCAATAGCAATTTTACTGAATTTTATAACGCTATTTCACCAGTTGGTGCGAATGTAGGTATTGGTACTACTGGTCCTTCTGCCTTATTGAATATTGTTGCTAGCACTAGTTTTGATGCAGTGCGTATTACACAAACTGCTGGTGGTAATTCGTTTGTTGTTGAAGATGAAACTAATCCTGATTCATCACCTTTTGTAATTGATAACGCTGGAAGAATGATTATCGGTACTGGTGCATATAAAACAACTATCGATAATGTAGCTGATAATTCAATTCCTAAAGTACAAATTAATGGAACTGATATAGCTTCAAGTAGTTTAAGCTTATCAAACTGGAGTACTGTTAGTTCGAATATTCCTCATTTAATTTTATCTAAATCAAATAAAAATATGAGCGATGTATATCCGTTCGGAAGATTATCTTCTGGTGATCCTATTGGTACAATATTAGGTATTGCACCAAACTTCGCTAACACATATTGGGAAGTTGCTGGATCTGTTACATTTTTAGCAGATGGTACAACAACAAATAGTGGTGTTCCTGGCGCTATAGCATTTGCTACATCTGATGGCACTAGTTCTGTAACAACTGAACGTATGCGTGTAGCTGCTAATGGAAATATTGGTATTGGAACACAAGCACCAAATTATCCGCTTCACGTTGTAGGTAATAGTTATTATTATGATGATGTTTATTTCAATGCTAACGTGGGGATTGGGACGAGTTCGCCAGCCAGCAAGCTTGCGGTTTATGGAGGCGTTTCTGGCACGGACACGCGCATTACGGTCGGTAACGCCACAACGGCGTTTCAAATTGGTGTAGACGCTTCAAATGGCGGTGTATTGGCTGTTAATAGCGCCAATCCATTATCGTTTTATACGAACAACACCGAACGTATGCGCCTAACTAATACTAGTTCATTATATATAAATGGTACAGCTGATATCACAGGCGAGAAACTACAAGTAACTGGTTCAACACTTGGTGGAACATCTGGCAACAAATCATTCAATACTGTATTTTATACACCAGATACTTTAAATACTACTAGACTTGCAGTAACAACTTATCGTTTCACAACAGGATCCTCAGCTGCATCTTCTCGTAATTTAATTCAGCGCACTGTTGATAGTACAGATATGGGCTACATTGGTTTTGACTCAACTGGAACTAGCATTGGTTGGGGAACTACTGAAACCATGCGTCTCGACACCAGCGGCAACGTGGGGATTGGAATTTCCAGCCCTAATGCAAGATTACATACATATGCGCCAACAAATAACATTCAAATCCGCTCATATGATGGAACAGTTGATTTTGTTTCAGCTTGGTTAGTCAGTTCAAACTTAGTTTATACAGGTACTTTATCTAATCATTCATGGGCGTTAATTACGAATAATAATGAACGTATGCGCATCGACTCCAGCGGCAACGTGGGAATTGGAACACG